CATTCCTTGGCCAATATGGTATAGACACCGCTGGGTTGAGTGACATCCAAGCAGCTAATGCCGCAATCAACCAGCTTGTTCCTGCGCAGCGGGAAGCAGGTTCTGGCACAATGACGGATAGAGATGTTAACCTATTCAAGTCCTCATTACCTTCGTTGATTAACCAGCCGGGTGGCAACAAGCTGATCATTGATACTATCCGTGGCATCAATGAATACGATGTTGCAGCATCTCTTATTGCCGGAAAGGTGATGGATGGCGTTCTGACACGCGAAGAAGGCCGCAAGGCACTTATGGAAATTCCAAATCCTCTTGCCGGATTTAAAGCGCCGAAGACAACTGAAACTACCGCAGCGCCAGCGCCCACCGATGCAAAAGCAGCATTCCTAGCAGACCCAAGAATTAAAGCGCTTGACCCAGCACAGCAAGAAACAGCATGGACTAAGTATCAAGAAATCATGGCGGGGCAGTAATGGCAGACCTTGACCCAATTGCACTTGCAGCAGCAATTGCTGAAGCACAATCAAAGGCTGAAAAGCCAAGCGTTGCATCAAGGATTTGGACCTCAATCACTGGGTCTGATGCCGATCCTAACATTCCTTCTGCTGTTGATGCTAACCTTGGATTGAGTGCTTCTGAATCAGCCCGCATGGTTGCTTTGCTTGCGACTACGCGCAATGAAGATCGCCTAAAAAGCGGCATCCTTAAGATCGAACCTGAAACCACATTTGGCACAGACGAGTCTGGCCGGATGTATGCAATGTGGCCGAGGTCAGAGAACGGCAAGAAAACTGGCGCACTAACGCGGTTTTACCCGAATGAGCCGGGCCTTGGCATGATCGATGTTATGCAGGTCGCTGGCGCCGTGGGGATGGCCACACCAATTGGCAGGGGTCTGGCTGCTGTCGGATTGCCCACGGCTGGCTTGGCGGGCGCTGCCACTATCGGTGCAACTGAGGCTGGTCTGATTGAGGCCGCTAGTTCGCAGATGTCTGGTGCGCCCTATCAAGTGACAGACATTCCGATTGGCGCGGCTGGTGGTGCTGTTGGTCAAAAGCTGATCAACATTGTCGGATCGCTGGTCAACACAATCCGCCGCCTTGGGCCAACACAGGTCTTGGGGCCAGATGGCAGGCTTTTGCCCGGCCCTGCAAAGATGGTGCGGGATGCTGGCCTTGACCCAGATCAAGTTTCCGCAAGCGTTGCTGCGCAAATACAAAAGCAAGTAACGGCTGGTGTGGCTCCGGAGGCCGCTGCTGTCACGGCTATGTCTAGGGGGCTACCTACGCCTGTTCCTATGACACAAGGCCAGCTAACGGGCAGCAAGGGGCAACAGCTTGCCGAAGATGCAATGGCAAGTGGAGCATTTGGCCAAAGCGCAGAGCAAACAATGCAGACTTTCCGCGCTGGTCAGCAGACGGCATTGCGTGAGAACGTCACAGGCATAACGGAAGCCCTAGCGCCGGGCGCTGTTCCAGTTTCTAAGGGTGAGGGTGGCCGTCTGGCACAAGAGGCATTGGCTGCTCTACGCGCTGGTGACAAGGCGAGGTCGGATGCTTTGTATGCGCAAGCCCGTGCATCTGGGGCAGCGGCAATTGAACCGACTGCTGCGCTAAACATTGCGGATACTGCTCGATCTGCATACCGCGAAGGATTCAGCCCAACCACTGCGCCAAAGATGGACGAGTTGCTTCTGCGCCTTGATGAGATCATGGCGAATGGTGGCGACATCAAGATGTTGAACCAGTGGCGCACTCAGGTCAGCAACCTACGCGCTGGGGTGCCAGATGTTGAAGGTGCCGCTGCGGGTGCGGTGCTCCGTTCAGTTGACGCAAACATAAAGAACGCTGTTGATAACCAGCTTCTTATTGGCGATCAGACGGCAGTTGATGCTTGGCGCAATGCTATCACCAACTACGCTGATTATGCGAAGACATGGAAAGACCAAGGCGGCATCCTTAACCTTCTCACTGAAACTTCAGTTCGTGATGGCTCGCGCCAGTTGAAGGTCGCACCAGAGAGTGCTGCCAATGCTATTTTTACCATGACGGCATCCGGCCTTGCATCAAAGACAGGACTGCCGCGTGATCTGCTGACGCTCAAAGCAAAGCTGCCGACTGAACAGTGGGATCGACTGCGGCAGGAAGCATTTCTTAGGCTGACAGAGACGCTTGAAAAAGTGGGAACTGGTGGCATGGAAAATGTCTCTGGTCTGTCATTCAAGAAGGCGTGGGTAAACTTGCTGAAGAACAACCCCGGTGTTGTGAATACGTTGTTCTCCAAAGCAGAGCGCGACACGATTACGCAGTTTGCCGACGTTGCGGCCAGAGCAACAAGCACTGCTGTTAACGCATCAAACAGCGCAAATGCGGCGGCGGGATTGATCCAGCGCCTTGGCTCTGGATTTACAAAGACGGGTGCTGGTCAGTTCATCCTTCAGAACACTTTGGGAAAGATAATCCGTGAACCATATGGCGCTGCGGTCGCTACGATGGCAACGGCTGGCGCTAAGGCTCCAACCCAGATCGTCGGAATGCCGTCTGCGCTTGGCGTTGGTGCTGGAGCAGGTGCGGCGCTGTCGCAAGAAGAACAACTCGGACCGCGTATTCCGCTGGTCGGGCGCATGACAATCGGTGGTCAGCAATGATGCTATCCAAACACCCCATTTTCGTGTTAAATGACACGCAAGGAGATCACAAATGACATTGACGCAGCTTGCCCCGCCCTATCCGATCTTCACCGACAAGAGCGGTCTGCCACTGAACAATGGTTATCTGTATTTCGGGACAGCGAACCTGAATCCAGAGACAAACCCAATCACAGTCTACTACGATGCAGCCCTGACGCAGCCCGCAGCGCAGCCTCTGCGCACGTCGAACGGCTATGTGATGCGCAATGGCTCTCCGGCAATCATCTACGCTAACAGCCAGTTCTCCGTGACTGTGCGTGATAAGAACCGCGCAATGGTGATCTACAGCCCGGTTGGTTATGGTTTTGTGCCGGGAACCACTGCGTCGAACACAGACCAGATGACCTACAACGAAGGCGATACTGGGGCTGTCACCCGCGTTCTGACTTCTCGCCTGCAAGATATTGTTTCAGTCAAAGACTTTGGCGCTGTTGGCGATGGCGTAACAAATGACACCGCAGCCATTCAGGCAGCACTAAATTCAGGGAGCGTCTATTTCCCAGAGACGAACAACTACTATTTGATCACTGATGATCTGACGATGGTTGATGGATCGACAGTAACTGGCAACGGATACAAGTCGCAAATCCGCCAAACCGTTCAGGGCAAGAACGCCTTTGTTGCTGGGCACGACTGCGTGGTAAGTGGCATTCGCGTCAAAATGCCTGTTGGGAACAATCTTGACGGGAGCAAGCAGAATGCGGTCTACATTGACGGCAAGAAGAACGTCACAGTGCGCGACAACTGGTTGGAACTTGCAGATGTTGCTGTGTCTGGCGTTCAGGCGCGTGGTGCGGCTGCTGACATTACCATCATAAACAATATTATTTACAACGGCGCATGGTCTGGCGCGGCAGGTGCAGCAGCTAATGCTGCGGACATTTTGTTTTACTCAAGCGCTTCATCGACTCGCATTGTGATCGAAGGGAACTATTGCCTGTCAAACAACAGCCAAGGGATGTTCTTAGATGGGCTTGGCTACAATGCCGACATTGCCATTACGGGCAACATCTGTGTGACGCTTGATCCATCAACTTGCACTCAAGGTGGGTCATGGTCTGAAATTGCATCTGGTGGTTCGAGGCGTCACGGGATTGTTGTCGGATATAACAACACATCCATAGATGGACCACGCACAGTCATTGATGGGAATATCTGCCGCAACACATTGTGGACTGGGATCTATTTGCAAGGGACCAGCGCAGGTCGCCTTGTCTCGAACAATGTTTGTAGCAATAACGGGTATGCAACAAGCAATTCATTGTCTGGTGGAATCTATCTTGTTCAGGGTGGAAACGAGCAGATCGAAGGCAACCTAATCCTAGATTTCAGGAATACAGACGGAAGTGGGGTTGGCGGCATTACCATAAACGCGCCCAGCCCACCTACAACCCCATCAACTGTGCGTGACAACTTTATTCAAAGGTCTGCGTCAACTGGAATTAGCTTGGGAACACAGTGCGCCTTAATGGAAGTGTCGGGGAACACCATTGTAAGCAGCGCAGGCAATGACATCCAAGCAATCCATACTGCTGCACTTACAGGTGTGGCTGGTCATCACATTGTTGACAACCGCATCTACAGAACATCTGGAAGTGTGAGTTCAATTGTAATTGACCCACAAGCATCCACGCTTGTAACGCGAGTGCTTAATAATCGTATCCGTGGCTTTGACAATACAACTGTCTCTGTAAACAATGCTGGTATTTATGTTCGTTTTGCATCGAACATATATGACATCAGAGACAACACGGTAGTAAACTTCTACCACGGTCTTTATTTTGCCAACTTCCAAACAACAAACCGCGCTGCTCTGATCGAAGGAAATGTCTTCACAGACTGCTCAATTGGCATCAGCATGGGCGCGGCTAACAATAACCATACCGTTCCAGTAGTTGATAATCGCTTCATCAATATGCTTGTTTCCGAAACCGCAGCAGCTCTTGGTGGTTTCGCGGTAGCCCGCATCTGCACAAGAGAAGCTGACAGGCTTATAGCGCAGACTTACAATGCTGCTCCCACCACTGGGGCTTGGGCTGTCGGTGACCGTGCAATGTTTACCACACCAGTCGCGGCAGGAAACATTGGCGCGGTTTGCGTCACGCTAGGAACGCCCGGCACATGGAAAACATTTGGGGCAATCGCAGCGTGATGCACTAAGTGTTACAAGTAAAAGACTCTAACATCTAAAACAATCGAGGTCTAAAATGCCAAGAACATCAGTATCAGCAGCAGCACAGAATACGTTTTCCAACGCCATCCAGATCGTTGGAAGTTTTGACATCTCAGTATCTGGAACCTTTGTGGCAACTGTAACGGCACAGCGGTCAGAGGATGGATCGACATGGCGCGATGTCAAATCATTCACTGTTCCAGCAGAAGAAGTTGGGTATGACCCAATTTTGACTTATTATCGAGTTGGCGTGAAAACTGGCGGTTATACATCTGGGACTGCTGTTGCATCCATCAATGGATATGACGTTTGGCCTAATCGTCTGTGAGGGTAAAATGCCAATAATCAATTCTGTATTTTCGCAAGTCTTCAAAGCCCCAGTTGAAAATACAAACTGGCAACCGACAAACCTGTTTCCAGCAGGGACTATTGGTTATTGGTATGACCCGTCTGACATCACAACGCTGTTCCAAGACAACCTTGGTGCTACGCCTGTCACGGCTGCGGGGCAAACTGTTGGGCGGATTCTAGACAAGTCTGGCAATGGTTATCATGCAACTCAGGCAACACTTGCCCAGCGTCCATTGTATCAGATCGACGCCACTGGACGCCCGTATCTATCTTATGATGGTGTGGATGATAACTTGGTTATCCCTTCTATGACACTTGTTGGCACTGAACCATTGTTCTTGTGCTTTGGGGCGCAAAGACTTTCAACTACATCCAAAACAACGCTAATGACCTTTGGTAAGGGTGGGGCCTCAACCCCAACTTATCCTGGCTTTGCTCTAGAAATTCGTGGCAGTTCGGCCCCAACATATGCGCCTCAATTTCTAACAGCTTCTACAACGGTATCTGGTAGTCTTCTTGCGTTTACAGGAAACACGTTTGGGAATGCAGCAACTCGTGTATTGTCTGCTACAAGAACAGTTTTGCGCGTCAATGCTAATGGGTTGGCAACAACAAGCTCTACTACAGATTTTAATGGATGGGTCACACAAAACAATCGTCTTGGGTGTAATTACAACTTTGCAAACAATAACTTCTGGAAGGGTAACATTTACTCAGCAATTTTTGCTGCAATAAGTGTAGTCGACAACCAGATCACATCCGCTCAAAATTGGACCAATGACAAAACGGGAGCATATTGATGGAAACCGTAACAATCGCCTGCCCCCCGGGCTACACTGATCCAAACGTCAACGCAGAAACAGCGCCGATCTGGTTGGATTCTAACGGCATCGAATATCTGATCGCGTCAGGGCCAATTGAGGGCTATGCAACGTCAGACCCAATACAGGCAACGACAATCCGTGTTAGTGTTGTTGTCGGGATGGATGGCCTTGACGCTCTGGCCGCGATGGGCCTGACTGTCAAAGAGATCGAGGTTTAATCATGAGCAGCGTCCAGATCACCCCGCAGGAACTTGAAGAGATGCTTAACCGTGCAGCCATTCAGGGCGCAAAGAAGGCGCTGGAGGATTTGGGACTGCATGACGATAGCGCTTCTGATGATCTCAATGAGATACGCAGCTTGCTATCGTCATGGCGTGAGACGCGGAAGGCGATCTGGGCGACAACTGTAAAGATGCTGACAACAGCCACGCTGCTGTTCATCAGCGGCGCGGTTTGGATGACGCTCAAAGATAAGGTCGGCCAATGAGACCGATCAGCGAAATCATCGTTCACTGCACGGCCACCCGCCCAGAGTGGATGGCTGGCCGACCCACCAGCGAAAAGGTTGCAGAGGTTCGGCGCTGGCATATGCACGATCACGGCTGGAAAGACATTGGCTATCATTTCCTGATCGACCGCGATGGCACCGTTGCGAAGGGCCGACCGATTGATCAGGTCGGGGCGCACACAATGGGACACAATGTTGGCTCTATTGGGATCAGCTTATTTGGTGGGCATGGATCAGCTGCGAATGACAAGATCGCAGACAACTTCACTGATCTGCAAGACGCGGCGCTTCACGCGCTGATCGTAAGGCTCATGGCCATTTACAAAATCGCAAAAGTAAGTGGGCATAATCAGTATGCTGCGAAGGCTTGTCCGGGCTTCTATGTTCCGGGCTGGTTCGGGAAATCATCATCTGCAAACATGAACGGATAGCAAAATGACGGCTCAGGAAATTTCTGGCATCGTGCGGGCCTTGGTATCGGCCTTGGGCGGGTATCTTGTGGGGCAGGGTCTGGTGGACTCTGAAACCGCAATGACGATTGGTGGGGCCGTCACAACGCTTGTGGTGGCGTTCTGGTCCATCTACTCCAAGCGCAAGGCGGTTTGACATGGACGGTCTTTATAAAAATATCGCTGCCAAGAAGGCCCGCATCAAAGCTGGCTCTGGCGAAAAGATGCGCAAGCCCGGCACCAAGGGTGCGCCCACCAAAGCAGCATTCGTAGCATCTGCAAAGACTGCAAAGCCTGCCAAGATGGCGAAGAAGAAATGAAAGACAGTCGGTTGGAAAAAGTGGGTGTGGCTGGCTACAACAAGCCTAAGCGCACACCAAACCATCCGACGAAAAGCCATGTGGTTGTCGCCAAGGAAGGCGACACCATCAAGACGATCCGCTTTGGCCAGCAGGGCGTGAGCGGATCGCCCGCCAAGAAGGGTGAGAGCGAGGCTGACAAGAAGCGCCGGGCATCATTCATGGCCCGCCATGCCAAGAATATCGCAAAGGGAAAGATGAGCGCAGCTTTTTGGGCCGCAAAAGAAAAATGGTAATGTTTTGGACTGCGCTGGTGAAACTCATCACGGCAATCTTGTCTGTGATGTCTGGTTGGTTCGCTGGCAGGGCGTCCGGGCTGAAAACAGCCAAGATCGAGGAATTGCAAAGCTATGCTGACACTTCCAAAAAGATCGATGCAGTTGGGCCTGTGCCTGACGCTGACGCTGCTATTGAGTTCTTGCGCAACCGCGCCAAGCACTAGCGCGATCTGCGATGGCACGGCGCAAAGCAGGACGGCCCATGCGGCGGCACTGGTTGAGGATGGTGGGCCGCAATCACTGGTCACGGGCGCTTTACTGATCCAACAGATAGACGCTGGGTGTAGCAAGTGACACCCAAACAAGCAGAAGCCGTTGCAGCCTTTAAGCGCACAGGCAGCGTGGCCAAAGCAGCGCGGGAAATGGGCCTTGAAGAGCGCGGTTTCAAGCGCCTGCTAGACCGCGCCGGAATGACGCCCGATGCTCGAACAGATTATCGTTTGGACCCGGCAATCAAAAATGGCATGGAAGCCATTGGAACGCGCATGGTTCCCGCATTGGCATGGGCCAAGGTTCCACCGAAGGACGGCGAGATTGGCTATTCGCTTATGCTGCGGCCCGAAGCCGAACCACCAGAAGCCTTTGCAGAGCGCATACGAGAGGCGCTGGAGGGCATGGTGCCTGCCGAGCCTGTGGTGGCACCTGAAAGCGTGATGGCCGATCTGTGCGCTGTCTATCCGCTGATGGACGCCCACGTTGGAATGATGGCGTGGGGCCGCGAAACTGGATCGCAGGATTATGACCTTGACCACGCGGCCAAAGACATGAGGCACGCTTTTGCCAAGGTTCTGGCGCTTACGCCTGCTGCCGAGCAAGCGATATTGATTATTGGCGGGGATTACTTTCACAGCGATGACACTACAGGCGAGACGTTTGCAAAACGCCACAATCTTGACATGGCTGGGCGATTCTGGGAAATTGTTGATGTCGGCATAGAGATTATTGCTGAGACGATTCTGCGCCTCTTACAGAAACACGCCCGCATTCATGTGCGCGCGTTGCGCGGCAACCACGATCCCCATTCCATCATGACGCTTATTTTCTCTTTAGCTGAACGCTATCGTAACGAACCTCGGATCACGATTGAGAAGAACCCGCGCGATCTGTTCATGATGCAATGGGGCAAGTGCGCCATTTTTGCTCATCACGGCGACAAAAGCAAACCGCAGCAGATGGCGCTTTATCTGTCGGATGTTTGCCCATTCTGGTCAGACACACGCCATCGGCATTACCTGACGGGCCATATACACCACGATCAGGCCAAGGACATTGGCCCCCTGCGCCATGAGAGTCTTCGCGCCTTTTGCCCGCCAGACGCCTATGCGGCAAGCATGGGATACGGCGGAAGACGGGCGCTGCAGTCCATGACCTTCCATAAAGTGGACGGCCTAGTGCTTCGCGCATTAGACCCGATTGACAGAATAGGGTAATGCGTTTGCATTACTTCAACCACTGTTCGACCGAAGGCAAATATTTGTGGGGGTGATCTGCACCCTGAGCGCATGGACCGTGGTGTCCTGCCTTTTCTACCCCACACAGGGCCTGATCTGATTTAAATACCACGAAGCCACTGATCCACCAATGGCAAATATTTGTGGTCTTCGCCGTATTTCTCAACCCACGATTCTTTGCCGTTATGGATCGCATCTGGGCCGTCTTGGTGGTGCGCCTTGCAAAGTGGTATCACATCCATATCGCTGGCCTTAGCAGACCCGTAGCGCCCGCAGATCACATGGTGGGCATCGCTTGGCCCGTGCTTAGTGCAGATCACGCAGGGCAGTTGTTTGACGCGGGCAATGTGCGCCCGCGCCTTGGCTGTGCCACGTTCGGCCTTGGGTTTCTTTTGACCCAGTGGGCCGCGTTGTCCTAAGTCAGCCATCTTTCCCACTTCAAGCATTGCACATTGTTTTTCTGCGCCATTTCGTAGAGGTCTGACACTTTGGCTTTGGACTTCTTAGCGCGTTGTATGGCCGCTTCAATACGGTCTTTTTCTTCATACAGCGGCGGCAGTTTAGCATAGGCTGCGGTTTTCATGAAGGGCTTTAGAATCCAGTGCATGATTACATCCCCAGCGCTTCGCGATACATCATTTCAATTGCATCTTCTTCGGCCACTTCGTCGGCGCGTTTCTTTCGCAGCGCCACGACTTTGCGAAGCACCTTAACGTCAAAGCCGGATGATTTCGCCTCGGCATAGATCGCTTTGCGCACCTCGGTTTCGTCAGCGATGGTGGCGTTCTGTGCCTCGATGCGTTCCACGATTTGCAGCAGTTCTTGGTTGATGTCTTCCATGTCAGTTCCTCGGTTTGGTTGCTGGTAGGGCTTTGAGCGCGGCTTTTCCTGCATCGGTCAATCGCCAATGATTGCCGACAGTTTCAATCACAAAGAATGGGCCATCGTCTGGCGCGTCTACACGTTCAGCCCATCCAACTAATTCAAGGCTGTAAAGTGCAGCGCCATGAACCCCGCTGTGAATTGATGTGAAAACTTCTTGCCCGTATTGCTCAATGTCTTTGAGCGCTTGCCACCTTGTGGCGTTTAGTCTGGGTTTCATTGGAACTCCTGTTCATATTTCAGTGCTTCTGGATCAGTTAATCGCACACCTTGCGCCGTCCAGTTTCGCTGCATTTCATCCATAAACGCAGTCATTTGTTTTGCTGTCATTAGTCTTGTGACTGGCAGATCAAAGGCCTTGATCGCATCAAGTTTATTTTCATAAGGCAGGTCTTTGATTACTCGATCATAAGAAATCCGAAACGCCTCATTTTCGGCTCGCAAAATAGGAACGCCGAATCGAAGTTTGCAATCCGCTCGAACATCCTCATGGGTTTGGTCTCCAAGTTGTGTGGCAATGTCAGTAAACCACCGCTGTGCTAGTCTGTTCTGTGCAGTTGATCTTGGCGCACCTTGTGTCCATGTTACGGTTATTGGCAGTTTGCGCCCGCGCAACAGGTTTGCAAGCGCTTCAACATGGATGGGGTCTCTGATGACCTTGGTGGTCATCAGCCTGCGCCCTGATTGGTCCAGTATGACACCATCACTGTGCTGACCTCATCGCGTGGGATGTCCAGTTCCTGCGCCACCTTCCAGTATGACACCATCACTGTGCTGACCTCATCGCGTGGGATGTCCAGTTCCTGCGCCACCTTGTCGAGCGTCATGGATGGGATGGCGTTCCACATCCCGCCCGCTTCGTCTTCAAGGCGTTCATATGTAGCAATGATTAGTTTTTGATCAGACATTGAACTTCTCCCGCAGCTGCTGAAGTTTCATTTCCAGATCGCCTAAGAACTTAATCACCTCGGCCTTAATGTCTGTCTGCGTGGCATGATCTGCGTGGACCCGCTGCATCCAAAAATTCATATCTCCGGGCATACGGGGATCGAAGCTGACGAAATCGCACCACTCCCGGCCAGTGCACATCATCTGCACCTGCATCTGGATCATGTATTGAGATGGAACCTTGCCATCCAGCAGCGTCTCGATGTGGGTGGCAGAGTTTGGGCATTTGATTTCGATCAGCCCATCCGATCCCACCAACCCATCAGGTGATGCACCGAAGCCCGCGATGGTCGGGTGCGAAACAAAGCCTGTCTCCACCACTGTTTCACCCGTCATCAGTTCATAGGCCATGCGGGCTTGCGGTTCGGTATCTGTGCCATGCTGCATAGCGGCGCTCGTGAAGCCTTTCACAGAGGTCTGTGTCAGACGCTCGGTGATAAGCTGGGCCATGTAGTTAGCCCGGCTGGCCGCATAGCCAGACTTTGTTTTTGCCATCACATCTGCGGTGCGGGATGCAGTAACTTTGCCAAGTCTGGCACTGTGCCATGCTTCCGTGCGCTGCTCATGCGTTTCCATTTGCCACCCCCAATGCTGCTTTTTTTGTAAGCATGGCGATTGCGTCGATCGCTTGCTTTTCGGTCATGTCTTCTAGCTGCTTAACTTTCCAGTAAGCGCAGAACTTTGCCTCATCTGTGTTTGTGTCGAACATCAGGTCGCTCATGTCCACATATTGATCTTTGCTGATCAGCTTGCTCGGCTCGACCTTGGGCGCGGCTTTCGCAGCGGCGTTGCCATCGTCATCTTCCTCAGCGGCAATGCACACTAGGCTTTCAATGCCAATGCGCTTTGCGTAGGTTGTGGCGCTTTTCATCCCCTGCATATTGTTTCGATCAACGATCAATGGCACATCACAGCTTAGATGAGTGTCGCTTGCGCCGTGTGAAAGTGTTGTGCGCATTACAAGCCCATGATCATCGCGGGTCATGCTGTGGTGCATAGCAATTCCTTGAGATGACAAAGATGGAACCGCGACAGACACAACATCTGCTAAGTCAGCGTATTTGCTTTTAAACGCTGGGTTTACTGCGCCTTTAACAACTTTCCCCATATTTGCTTGGGCTGCGCACAATGCAACATAGATGTTTGCATGTTCAGTCATGGTTTTCTCCTTGGTAATATGTAAAGCCAAGCGATGCGTTGGCGGTTTCTCTGGCAGCGATTGCTGCATCTTTGGTCGTGAAGTATCCCAAGTGTTTTTCTTGGTAATTAAACGTAATTCTTGCACGCCAAAGGTTTCTGCGGGTGCAAAAATTAACCCCTGACATTTCTACTTTTTGGATTTTGCGTCTGGCGTTTTCTGCTTTTGTTACGCTTCTAAGATTGGTCATGCGGTTGTCCGACCGATTTCCGTTTATGTGGTCAATGACATCTGGCCATTCGGCATAATAAACCGCCCAAGCTACACGATGGCCATGATAGGTTTTATCCCAAATTCTTCCAGAGTGGTAACCACGCCCATCAACGGCAGTAAACGCTTCTTTGTTGGCAAAACATGTGTTGAACTGTAGAAAAGTTCTGTGTCTTGCAAACATGTGTTCAGGCCTTGGAAGCCAAACCAGCTTTCCACTATCTGGATCATATTGTAGCAGTTTGCTAACAACTGATGGATCAAGTATTGTATTAGACATTCGGCGCGACCTCCATGAAGCGCTGGATCGGGGGCGGGATGTTGTGAGCATCGCCGCCCAAACCATCTCACACGTTCGGCGCAACAGCAAGCTTTTTGTGTTCGGTCATATCAGAACCCCAATCCATAACCCAAGAAGAACAGGCCGTAGCCCATTGCAAACAGCATCACAGCCCCAACTGCATCTTCAATCCACTCGCGCATTAGTAAAACTCCACTTCGTTCCAAAGAGACAGGATTGCGTCCTGCAACGCTTGCGGCAATTCTTTGATGTCGAACGGCGTGTCCAGAATGAACAGCTGATCAACCTCAATCGTGTTCATGTCGACTTCATCCCATGTCGGCGAACTCGGCACACCGAAGTCTGTGAGAACGCTTTCTGCGACAAAGCGCACCTTGATTTCTTCACCCTTGTAGTATGCTTGCATGGTCTTTTCTCCCATTCTTGCGTTGTCCGTCTAACAATGGTCTAACGATCTTGTTCGTCGATGTAAACAACTATTTGCATCAGGCGCAACTTTATGTAAGGTGGATCTATGGAAAACACATCACGCATCGCTCTGGCCCAGCACATCAAGGCCGAAAAAATGAAAAAGAAAGAGTTTGCTGCAATGCTTGGGGTTAGCGCATCGCAGCTTTCGCGCTGGTTGTCTGGCGCGGTTGTGCCCGATCGCCTGTCACGCAAGTTTGTGGAGTTCGCGACCAACCGCGCTGTTGCATCGGATGGCTGGCAATGAAAATCCAACCCAGCCTTGCCCGCAAGACCCGCAACAAGTATGGCGCCAAAAAAACGCAGGTCGGCGAGGTCACGTTCGACAGCAAGAAGGAAGCCCAGCGCTACATGGAATTGCAGCTTTTGGAACGCGCAGGGGAGATCACCGATCTGCGCCGACAGGTTAAGATCGACCTCATCGGTCAGTACAGACCTATGTACACCCGCACAGGGCGCAAGATGCGGCTGACAGTGGACTTTGCCTACATCGAAGATGGCGTAGAGGTGCTTGAGGATGCCAAGGGGATGTGGACTCGTGACTTTGAGGTGCGCTATGCGGTCGCCATTGCGATGGGATTAAATCTGCGCGTGACATAGAAAACGCTTTATCTGATGTTGCATCAGGTATAGAAAAGAAGTGGGCAGGGAACGCGGAAACGTTCAACCTGCCCTAAGTAAGCCGCAGCGGGGGAGAAATCCGCTGAGATCGGCAAGCACATGATCCGGATGTGCTGATCGCAGTTCTACACTGCGTGAGGCAACTCCACAACACCAAGGAGTGCCAAGATGCACAGTTTCGATCCAGACATAGCGCAGCGCGTGGGCGTCCATGCCGCTGTGATCTACCAGAACATTTTCTGGTGGACCCAGAAGAACGCTGCGAACGGGAAGCATATCAAAGATGGGTATGTTTGGACGTTCAACAGCAGAACCGCATTTGCCAAGCTTTTCCCATATCTCACAGTCAGCCAGATCAAGACGGCGCTATTGAAGCTTTGTGAGAGCGGGTTGATCGTAAAGGGCGAACACAACGCATCAAGTTATGATCGAACAAACTGGTATGCGCCGACTGAAAGCGCAAAATGGATCAACCTTGCCATTGGTCAAGAATCGCCAATGCGCTGGTCAGAAAAGGCCAATGCGCTGGTCACTGAGGGCCAACCTATACCAGATATAAACACAGATCATAAACCAGTTGGTAAACAAGATAAGGCGGGCAAGCCGCCCGTGATTAATGAAGCCTCAGAGATTTTTGATTGTTTGGCAATGTGGGCTTCAGAAGCTGCGGTCAACAGTTTCATCGAGTATCGCAAGAAATCCAAGAGCAAGGGCTTGACCCTAACCGCAGCCAAACGGCTTGCATCCACCTTACAGGAGATTTTCAATGCAGGAGAAAACCCCGATGACGCACTTGGTCTCGCAGAAGAACGCGGATGGCAGACAGTCAAGGCAGATTGGTATTTCCAATCTCAGCG